GAAGAAGTCGCCGCATCAGCAACAGGAAAAGTACGAAGAGCGCCTTGAACTTGCGTCCCAGGAGCCGAAGAACTACATGGCGATGATCCGAACGGACGATGAGATTGCCGAGAGCGTTGCCCGCGTCCTGGCGCAGCCGTCCCACTCCTTCCGGAACGACGTGACCGACGACGAGATCGAGGCGCGAGTCGAAGAGTTCTTCCGATGGTGCGCAGAAACCGGGACGCGTCCTTCAGTGGAGCGGTTTGCGCTTGCCATCGGCACGACGCGTGATACGATCCGGCGCTGGCGCAATGGCATCGGCTGTTCCGACGACCGCAAGTACATGATGCAACAGGCAGTAGAAGCGATGGCGGCCTTCGACGCCGAGATGGTAAATACCGGAAAGATGCCAGTCGTTTCATATATATGGAGGAGCAAGAACCTGTATGATTTTGTCGATCAGCAACGCATCATCATTGAATCCAATGTGGACCGCGTCCAGTCCGCCGAAAGCCTTGTGGCAGAGGCGCGGAACCTTGCAGGGGATTTCGTGGACGTAGAATACAAGGAAGTGAGGGAATAATATGTGGCAAGGAAGTGTACTGGCAGAACGATTACAAACGCCGCAACTTCTGCGGGAACGTATGATGGTATTAGAAATTGCTTTGTATCCATCGTCAGCGTGTGCAGTTATCTGCTTGGCTACATCGAAGGGATTCAGGGGATAGAGAACGATGATTAAGCTGAACCCGTGCCCATTCTGCGGCGGGAAAGCAGAGGAAGATACGTTTGGTATCAATACCTTCATTTCGTGCAAGAACTGCGGGGCAACTGGCCCTATTCGCCAATTTAAGCGCGGGGCAGAAGATGGAGATGTTCGGCGGGAACCCGCTAAAAGATGGAATATGCGCATCAGTAGCGTTGGCGCGGAAGACGGTTTGCGGAAATGTCCGTTCTGCGGTGGTTACGCGTTGGGCAAAGGGATTATGGAGAACCTTGGCGTCGTACAATGTACGCACTGTGGGGCAACTGGCCCGCGTACCATACCGGGCGACAGACAACATCTTCCGTGGAAAACGAACGAGGAATATCTGCTTGAGGTATTCGAGGCTTGGAACAGGAGGGTGAACGATGGATCTGATTGAAAGGGAAGCGGCGATCAAAGAGATAAGGAAGTATTTTGCTGGTCTACCGATTCGAGTGCATTATGATATGCTGGAACTTGTACGCAATCTTCCTTCTGCACATCAGTGGATTCCAGTGAGCGAGAGGTTGCCGGAAGAAGCCGGCGACTATCTTGTGTGCGATGCCTACGGAAATATTTTCTCGAACTTTTTTGGTATTGAGGTTGGTAGGTGGAGCGCGAGAGATAGCATTGTCGTGGCATGGATGCCTATGCCGCCCGCTTTTAAGGAGGAAGAAGGATGAGTAAGTGGATACCGTGCGAAGAGAGGTTGCCGGAGCCGAGAACCGCAGTATTAGCATATGCTCCTCGTTTTCAGAATATATGGGCGGTATACTATGACAGGGTATACGGGTGGATGGTTTGGAGTCCCGTCAATGATGAGCCGTTTCCAAACAGCCAAGGAAAGATAACTGCGTGGATGCCCCTGCCGGAGCCGTATAAGGGGAAAGAGGAATGATAAAGGGGCGGTATGTCGCGCAGATAGAAATCGACTTTGAGAAACTTGACTTGAAAAAGATGACGCTTGGTGAGGTTCGGGAACGGTTGCGCGGTGAGTGGATGCCAAAGGCGGTTGCGGAGGCTGTTGGTGGTATCTTTCACGCATCGGATGCCGACATAACGGTGACAACTCAGTATGCGGATGTGTATGAGGTGACAGAGGAATGACACACGAACTAAAGCTGGAATATGTTTTTCAAGACGCGGTCTTGCGCGGGGAAAAGAGTTTTGAAGTACGGCTGAATGATCGAGGCTTTCAAAAGGGAGATATGGTGAAGTTCCACGTTGTAAATCGCAAAAACGTGGTAGAGCCGCTTGATGAAAAGATGTATGAGATAACCTATGTATTGTCGGGGTGGGGTATACAAGACGGCTATGTGGTATTTGGCATCAGAGAGGCCGAGCGATGAAAGCTGACGCAGGCAAACCCGACTACACGCTGGTGCCGGCGCAGATCCTGGACGCGGTCGAAGCGGTCCGGGAATATGGCGCCCGGAAGTACAGCGATCCTGAGAACTGGAAGACGGTGGAGCCGGAACGGTACTGGAAGGCGATCCTGCGGCATACCAGGGCAGCGTGGGATGATCCGCACAAGCTGGACGAGGAGAGCGGTCTGCCGCACTTGTGGCACATAGCGTGCAACGTGGCGTTCCTGATCGCGATGGAGGAGCGTGATGGATAACTGCTTTATCTGTGGGCGTCAAATCGAAACCGGCATACAGTACATCGTCAGTCACAGGTACATCCGCCACGGGGATAAGAGTTGGTACGCCACCGATCACAAGCACCATGCGTTCTGCGCCGACTGCAACGCCGAACTGCGGACGTACATACAAATGCTTCAGGAATCGCGGAAGGGAGGAAGATGATGAGTAAAAAATATGTTGTTTATCACCCGGAAGATGGGCGGGATGGGATTGTCCAAGCAATCCGTGAAGCGGGGATTGCCATTATGGAAAGCGCGGAAAGCGTTGTACCGAATAGCCTTGAAAACGTCAAATCTATAACCGTTTTTCTTCAGTGTACCGCAGAAGAGATTGGGCTTATAAAATGGCACTTGGTATATAACGCGTGCAGAGAGGGAGAAGATTGATGGACATCTACATAGCACTTGTACTTACGCTCATCTTTATCTTAGAGGCGTGGAAGGAGTTCAAAGCGGCTGACCGCCGATTGAAAATACTTAACTTAGTGACGCCGCTACTGGCGGCGATCGCGCAGGGTCTTGAAAAGACCAAAGGAGAAGAGAATGAATAAAGGACAGACCCCCGCCCGGAAGCGTCCGAGTGGAATGAGCAGGGCCGCGAAGAACGCCCACAACGCCTATCAGCGGGAGTACACCGCCGACCACCCTGAGGAAAAGCGGGAAGCCAACAGACGCTACTGGGAAAAGCGCAAGAACAAGGGCAAATGAGAACTGCATAAACATAGGCGATTATCTTTATCTTATAGGAAGAAAACGCAGTAGAAATGCCGCGCCGGACGCTCTGTATTTTTATGCATGACCGCAGAAAAACCAAAGGCGGCTGCCGCAGAACTGAAAACTGAATATGGAAACCGCGCGGTCCCGGGTAGGCTCCGGGGCCGGAAGCGGGAACGGTAAAAAACTATGAGTGATGTCAGAAACGATGAAGTGCTGACGCTGAAGGATCTGCCGAAACCGGCGAAAGTTTGCCCGCTCCTCATGTCGCATAATTTCCGCGCCTGGGCGGCGTGCATGACGAAAGACTGCGCCATGTGGAACGAAAAAAGCGGATGTTGCGGACTGATTTGTCCGCGGGCCGGAAAATAGCAGAACTGAAGCGACAAAAGAACGAAAAGATTTAGCAGGGAGACCGGCGGCGAGATCCACCGGTCTTTTCTTTTGCGCCGGAACTATATATGCGAGCTGATGGATTCGGGGCCGGAAATCCTGGCGGCCTGATGGCGTGCTGATGGCCCCTGATGGGCCTCTGATGGCGGCCCTGGGCCGGAGCTGGGAGCTGATGGCGAACACACGTTCGCTATGCCCCTGCTGGCGAACAAATGTTTGGTGTTAGCGGCTGCTAACAAACGTATGTTCGGGAAAGCCGCTTCCGGCGGCCTATAGTGCGCCGCGCTGGAATGCCGCCGTAAGGCCGTAGAAAGCCCATATACGCGTTTTAAGGACGCGGACGTATATTTTATCGTCTAAAGCACAAACCGCGCTTAAATCGCCGTATACGCGTTATCTAATTTGAGAATAACGGCGCTTCCGGTCCAGGATCGCAAGCGCACAAAAAAAAGACGGTCCGCGGACCGTCTTCCAGGATCTCCGGCTTGTTATACTTGCGCTTCCCAAAAAGCAATTCTTTCCGCGATTTCTTCCGGCGGCGTAAGCGGTATCTCCCGCTTTTCGGTTTTCATGCCGGCGACGAAATAACCGACCCCATGTTCCGGAAGATTTTCGCACCCCGGAAAACCGATTGCTTGCCTTGACTCAATCGCGGAAGCGCACCGCAAGCCTACTTTTCCGCAATTAAGCTGTATAACCGCCGGAATGACGGCGCGCGCCGGCGATTGTGTCGCAAGAATAACGTGTATTCCCGCGGCGCGGGAAAGCTGTAAGAGGCGCTGCAATAACCGCGTAAACCGTTTAGCGCTTGCGGAAAGCATTAAGTCCGCGATTTCATCTATCACAATATAGATTTCCGGTCCGCCGGAATAACGTTGCACGCCGGCGCTTTCCATGATTGCATACCGCTTTTCCATAATCGCGATAGCTTTTTCAAGCGCGGCGATAATGCTTTCCACGTCGTTTGCATATGTCAAGGTATGCGGAAGAAATTTATACCGGGATAATTCGACGCGCTTCGGATCGCACAAAATAAAGCGGACCTCTTCCGGCGATTTCATAAGCGCGGAAAACAGTATGCTATTAATTAGCGTGCTTTTCCCGCATCCAGTAGTTCCGGCGATTAACCAATGTATTCCGCTTAAAATATCGTCGCATAAAGTCCAGGAATAACCAGTAGGCGTATACCAGTATTCCGCGGACCGCGCCGGCGCCGGAAGCGCCGGCTTGTTTTCGATCGCTGCACGCAAGCGGCGATTTTCCGCTTGTAATCTTTCGATTTCTTTTTTTCTGCTAAACATCTTTTCACCCTCCTGCTCGTCCGCATCAGAAAACCACCTTAAGAACCTCCTGATTTTTTATTCCCTTCAGTTTTCCAGGCTTTCGGGAACGGTCTTTTTATTTAGTTTTCCTACCAAAAACAGTATAGCATACCAATATATTATATGCAAGTGCTTTCGGAAAAGTTTTTGGGATTTTTTTAAACTTTTTTCCGCGCACCGGCTGCCGCGCAAGCTGGATACAAAAAAGATGTCCAGAATCGAAAAAACGATCCGAAAGCCCTATACCATAGTAAATCCCTTATTATATAATCAACTATAGTAGGGGACAAGTAATCCGGCCCCGATGCCGTAATTGTAAAGTAAATCGCGAAAAACTTTACAATTAGTAGCGCGGTCCAGGGTCTCCGGTCCCCCGCGCCGTGGAGTGGAGAAGACGGGATCTCCGGCTGCATTTATGCATTTTCTATACATTTCGGCCCCGCTTTTATGCAAGCGCTGGAAACGGAAAAACATCAACCACAATATATAGCGGTATAACATCCGGCTTACACACTATATATTGTATCCAGGCTCAACTATTCGCTAAAGTTTACATTCGCGAATAGTTGGCATTTTTAGCTTGCATGCAAAATATCCGCATGCAAATAGTTGGCGCACAAATAGTTGGCATGCCAACTACCGGTGGGGGATAGCTTGCATGCAAACAATCCGCCGGTTACCCCCATAACCACCGAAAATATAAAAGGGTTAAAAGGGTAGTACTATAGTATGGGGGGTTGGGGTGGTTTTTTATGGTCTTCCGGGAGTCCTGCGGCAGGTACTGCGGGTGTTTCGGCCCTGGAAAATATTTCTCAAAAAGTACTTGCGCATAATGTGTATATATGATATGCTAATTGACGAAAGGAGGCGGCAGCCTGATGTCAGAGAAGAAGAAATACATCCGCAAGTACACGGAAGCCCAGCGGGAGGACGCGCGTGAGCGTTCGCGGCGGTACTACGCGGAGCATGGGACTTCCACACAGATGCGGTACGCGGAGAAGACGGTCCAGCTCCACATGGTCTTTAATAAAGAGAAGGAGGGCGATCTGCTGTCGTTATACGAAGGCGGGAAGCCCACGGGTACGCGTACGAAGGAGCTGCTGCGCGAGCTGATGCGGCTGCGGGAGACCCAGGCTTTATGGAAGCGTGCGGCGCAGATTCTGACGGAGGACGCCGATGGCGAGTCAGAGAGTAAATAAGGAAGACCTTATCGTCGCGGCGAAGGTCTTTCGTGACCGCGGTGATTATGAGAAGGAGCTGGCCTGTTTAGTGAACTTATGGCGCGGGCGGTATCAGTCGGGAGTCTACGACATGATACGCGAGTTCCGCGCCTATCTCATGCGGCAGGTGAACCTTATGCCGGACGACCGTGAGCAGGTGCAGAAACTCATGGGCATCCTTCGTCGGGCGTACCTCTTGACCGCGAGGGAGAAGTTTGACGACTACATGATCTTCCTTGAGTGGGACCGCCCTGCGGAGAAGCGGTTTTGGCTCCCGCGCCGGAAGATCCTTTACGCCTTATGCCAGGACCTTGAGGATCTGTTCTACGGCAAGATCAAGTTCCTTGGCATCTCCCTTCCGCCGCGCGTCGGAAAATCGACTCTTGGAATCTTTTTCATGACGTGGGAGCTGGGCAACCGTCCCGATGTCGCTAGCCTTATGACGGGCCATAGCGACAAGCTCACGGACGGTTTTTATCGCGAGATCCTGAGCATCATCACGGACAATCAGACCTATGGTTGGTCGGAAGTCTTTCCTAATATAGATATAGTAGACACATCTGCGAAGAACGAAACCATCGACCTGGTGCGGCGGAAGCGGTTCCCGACGTTCACGGCGCGCTCCATCTCCGGCACTCTTACTGGTGCGGTCGAGGTGGGTGTCGGCGGGATCTTATACAGTGACGACCTTGTGGAAGACCTTGAGGAAGCGCTGAACCCGGAGCGTCTTGACGCGAAGTACCAAGCATATTTAAACCAGCTCAAAGACCGCAAGAAGGACGGGGCCTTGGAACTGATGGTCGGCACGCGTTGGAACGTCTTTGACCCTTTAGGGCGCATAGAAGAGCAGTACCGCGGACGCCCGGACTACCGTTTCCGGGTCATCCCTGCGGTTGACAAGCGCGGCCGAAGCAATTTCGACTATCCGTATCAGCTTGGCTTTTCGACGCAGTACTATAAGGATATGAAAGCATCCATCGACGACGCCGAATGGCAAGCCAAGTACATGGGAGCGCCTTATATCCGGGAAGGGTTGCTGTTCCCTGCGGATTCCCTGCGGCGCTACTACCGGCTGCCGGAGGGCGATCCTGACGCTATATGGGCCATCTGTGACCCTGCGCAGGGCGGCGGCGACGATACGTTCCTTCCGGTGTTCTATCAGTTCGGCGAAGACCATTACCTTGTGGATTGCGTGCTTACGTCGGCCCTGCCGAATGTCGCGGATGAACTGTGCGCTGAAAAGCTGTGCAAGTGGAAGGTCCAGCAGTGCCAGTATGAAATAAACGCCGCCGGCGGGCGCACTGCGGACGCCGTAGCAGATAAGATTCGGGAGAAGGGTGGCCCTACGTCCATCACGAAGCGCCATACCCAAGCGAATAAGGAAACGAAGATCCTTGCGAACAGCACCTGGGCGAAGGATCACATCCTGTTTTTGGACGATTCACAGCTCAAGAAACGCCCCATGTACGCCGATATGCTCCGAAAGCTTACCTTATATACTATTACGGGGAAAAACAAGACCGACGACGTGCCTGACGGCCTTGCCCAGTACGCTTTGTTCATCATCAACCGGCGCTCAAACGTAGCGACGCTTCAAAAACGGTTCTTCTGACCGGCAAAAATCCAAAAAATTCCGAAAACAAAAAGGCGGTTTTTGTCGTCTTCTTTCTTTTTTATGCATAAACGCGCTTCCGCTTAAATTTATGATTACGAAAATTATTTTTAAGCGCGGCAGACGGTCTACATCTATACATTTCTGCCTGATTCCTTGACTTTTACCGAACGCTTGTTCTAATTTTTATTCCAAAGAGATACAAGATTTTATTGTAACTCAAATATTGTATGAGGTGAAGCGCACCTATGCCGTCTACATCCGTCGAAAACGCCAACGCCGGTGCGGTCATCGTCCCGGAAATGCTCTGCGGACGCCGCAAAATCTTCTCGTCCGTTGATTATCTCACCGAAGACAACATCTTTGAGATCGTCAACGAGGCAATCGGCTGGCACGGCGTCAATATGAATGAGGAAGAGTACTTGTACTGGTATCGGCGCGGGCTGCAGCCGATCCTCATGCGCACGAAGGAAGTCCGCCCGGAGATCTGTCACAAGGTCGTAAACAACTGCTACGACGAAATCGTGACCTTCAAGAACGGATATTTCCTGCAAAGTCCGGCTTTCTGCGTATCCAGGAAGACCGACGAGGCCACGGTCGAAAAGGTCGCGCGTCTGAACGACTATTTATACGTCGGCGGGAAGAGCAGGGCGGACAATCAGGTGGTCAACTGGTTCCATACGGTCGGCGTCGGCGTGATGTATGTCGAGCCGTCCCGTGACGGCGACCGGGAGATCCCCTTCCGCGTCTACGCACTGGATCCACGTCAGGCATTCGTCGTCTATTCCACCCGGCCCGGGAACCGGCCCATCTTCGGCGTCAACATGGTTCAGGTCGAGAACCAGTACCACATCGACGTCTTCACCGATGAGCTGGTCTATCGTCTTTCCGGCGGCGCGACCGGCAGAACGGTCAACGCCTACCGCATCTTAGGGCTTCCTACCGCGATGAACATCATCAGCGTGGAGCCGAACGTCGTCGGCAAGATCCCGATGGTCGAATATGTGTACAACGAAAACCGCATGGCTGCGCCGGAGTGCGCGGTGTCCCTTATGGATGCCTACAACGACGTCGAAAGCAACCGGCTGGATTCCATCGAGCAGTTCGTGCAGTCCCTCATCGTCACCTACAACTGCGAATTTGAGGAAGGGACGAGCGCCAACAAGATCCGCCAGTACGGAATGGTCAATCTGAAGTCCAACGGCGAGAACAAAGCCGACATCAAGATCATGTCGGAGGTACTGAACCAGGATCAGACGCAGACGACGCTGGACAATCTGTATTCGCAGATCATGGACAAGTGCGGCGTTCCTTACAGTGATCGCACCGGCGGCGGGACATCCGACAACGGAAGCGCGGTCTACCTGAGGAACGGGTGGGGCGCTGCCGACACTGCTGCCCGGAACACGGAAGATCTTTTCTACGAATCCAACCGTTATTTCGACGAAATCGTGCTGGAGATTCTGCGCCGCCGGGTCGGCATGGATCTCGCCCTGGATGACTTTGAATTGAAGATAGAGCGCAATTCGATGTCGAACCTTCTCGTCCGCACCCAGGCAGCACTGAACATGAAACAGCTTGGCCTCGCACCGCAGATCGCGCTTGAAAGAAGCGGCCTTTCCAACGACCCGCTGAAGGACATCGAACTGAGCAAAGACTACATCTTTGATATTTGGAATGCCGAGAAGGGCGGCGGGCTGAACTACGCCGAGCAGATGACGGATGACACCATAGATGACACCACCAACGACCGTACTGCGGACATCGCCGTTGAGGAAGGGGCCGAAGTATGAGCCTTGTACGTCCGTCCTTTGAACAGCCGTTCGACGAACTGAACAATCTCCGGGAGTTCCTCTTGGAGATTCAACCGTTCCTTCTGTCTACGGTCGAGGAAGAGCGTCAGGAGGCCGAGGACGCCTTGTTTGAGGAACTTTGGGTGCTTTATGCCACCGCGTACCTTCAGGGCGTCAACGAGGCGAATACACAGCTACAGAGCAATTTTGAGGCCGATCCTGAACGGTTTACGGCGCAAGCACTAAGGCCAATCGCCGGTAAGACCTTCGTAGAACGGGTCGAGGAGTATGCCCCTGCCGGGGACATCGAATCCATATACCGCGTCGCCGACACGGATGCCCACCGGCTTTATGTGAACGGAGAAGTCGATGCCGCGATTGCAAGCGGGGCGACCACAAAGACGTGGCATACGATGGAAGATTTCCGCGTCAGGGACACACACACCTACCTTGAGGGCGTGACCGTAGGCATCGAGGACTACTTTGCGACCTACGACGGGGACGAAGCACTGATGCCCGGGGATTTTACCCTCGCAGAAAACAACGTGAACTGCCGGTGTTGGCTGACATTCAACTATTAAGGCCCATCCGCCTTTAGTGATAACGGACAGGGAAGTCCTAAAAACGCAGACGGTCAGGGAAGACCGACCATAAAAAACGCAGAAGGGAGAACATCCGATGAAAATCGACACGACCAAAATCGAGGGCTTCGACGCTATGAGCGACGCGGACAAGCTGTCCGCCCTGCTTGGCTACGAAATGCCCGACGCACCCACAGCGGAAGAGAACAGCAAGTTAAAGGCGTTGCTTTCCAAGTCCAACACTGAGGCCGCGAACTACAAGCGGCAGATGTTAGAGAAGGACGAAGCACTGAAAGCGAAGATGACCGAGGCCGAGAAAGCCGAGGCCGAAAGGGCTGAACGTGACAAACAGATTCAGGAGAAGTTACACGCCTACGAAGCGAAGGAACGCACTGCGACCTATACCGCGAAGCTGATGGCAAGCGGTTTCGGCGCAGAGGCGGCGGCGCAGATGGCGTCGAGTCTGCCGGAGGGCGTGACCGAAGACTTCTTCACTGCGCAGGGTGCTTACTTGGCGTCGCTGAAACAGACGATGGCCTCCGAGGCACTGAACAAACAGCCGGGGCTGTCCGCAGGGACGCCCCCCAAACCAAAGGCCGACGCCGAACTTGCTGACGCAAGAAGGGCGGCTGGCCTCCCAACTTAATTTTATAAGGAGAAAAAGAACTATGTCTATTGCTCTTGCAGAACGGTATGAGCCGATTCTTGACGAGATCTATGCGTATGAGTCCCGCTCCGCGATTCTTGACGCCGCCAACAGCAACATCAAGTGGATTGGTGCCGACACCGTTAAGATTCCGAAGATGACCCTGAACGGTCTTGCTGACTATAGCCGTTCGTCCGGCTTCGTCGCCGGTGCGGAAACCCTGTCTTGGGAAACGATGCAGTTGACCAAGGATCGTGGCGTTTCCTTCACGATCGACGCTAAACGAGTTGCCTAACTGAAATGGCGTCGTTAAATCCCGGAATTAAGCGGGAAGGCTAAACCGAAAGGCAAGCTAATCCGAACCGAAGGCCGTAGGAACTGCGGTCAGGGGCAACGCATAGAGGGTGAAAAGATATAATCCCTCCACGAGGCCGGGACAACCAAACAGGTTGAAAAGATATGCTGAACTTGCGGGAAACCGTAAGAAGCAGGGGATAAAAAGCCTTTGCGATAACAAATTGATGGACGATGAGGAAACTCTTGGCACCGCGTTCGGACGCCTTGCGGGCGAGTTTGGTCGCGTGTATGAAGTGCCGGAGATCGACGCAAAGGCTTTTTAT